CCAGTCATGAATGAACAGAGGACCGTTTCGTATGGTGTTCATGTTAAGGGAGCAGCCAAAGAAGGCCAACCTAACCACTTTGTTCCTTTCACTGAGGGGATGATCAAGGTTTTCCTTGATCCAACTGGTTTCAACACAAAAAACTAGAGGCCCCCACAGCCTGGGCGATGCCCAGGCTGTGGGGTGGCTGGAAGAAGGAAGTCATGGAGGCTCCTTCACACTGGTTTATTCCATCCACCAAGTTGAACCATAATTTACGCTCAATCGGGTACCTCCAAGCAAGTGGGTACCCAGTAATGGGAAGTAGTAACGGAACTAAGATCAATGGGCGGTTTGCACGCTACCTCAGTGCAAACTCACTTCCTGCTAACTTGCAACCAACAAAGAAATTCGCATACACACGTAGCACCTACAAGAACACGGAGAAAGCAGTTTTGCTTTTCGATATCCCAGATGTTTCGTGTCCCTATCCAGAACTCCTGGCACAAGCTAAGAGACTCTTAACAGAAATGTTGAGAGATAATGGAGTATGTAGTAAAGTTCGTAAGCATGAAGAATGCCGTTTCAATTATCAAACCACAACTGGTTATGGTATGAACGTAGAGTATAAAACTAAACAGAACTACTTCTACTCCACCTCAGGTCGCAAGGACTGTGAGGAATTTTGGAAATTGGCACATGAATTAGGGTGTGATATCTTGTGGAAAGTCGCAACTAAAGTAGAAATACTACCTGAGGAAAAAGTTCTTAATGACGATTTGAGATGCTTTGAAATACCTCCAGTTCATGCGCAAGCATATGGAGCAAGGTGTAATCAGCATTTTAATGACTCTATGTCGTCTCAAGAGACCAAAAAACTCTTCTGGCCAAACTTAATCGGTCTAGTCATGCAATATGGCGGACTCGATGAGTTTTTACGAAAGTTAGACCAGCTAGATGGAGCTTCTGGAACTCAAGACGTAAAAAAATGGGATAAATTCTTTAGGTTGTGGTTGCGTATGGCATGTATGGAAATTCGAATTGACCTATATGAAGAGGGTAGCTCGGGAGTGAGTGCTGCTGAGTATGCTGCTAGAATGGAATGGTTATATAGACAGAGCACGTTCTCTTATTTAATCATGCCTTGGGGCCAGATACTCTACAAGCTGTTTGGACATGGGATGAATAGTGGAGATTGGAACACGACTTATGACAATGAACTTGGAAACCTGTTAATTGAATTCATGATGGTTCTCAAGCTAACTGGGCCAGCTGCAAGCTGGCGAGAGCTTGTTCTACGTTTCTTCCCTGCACATTATGCAGATGACCAAATTTTTAAAACAGCAAAAGCTTACACTTTTCTTGCTGACTTTGACCTTCGAAGCAAGTTTTTCAATGACTGCGGTTTCACCTTGAAGAAAGTCGACGACGTCGTGCACTTAAACGGCAGCTTGGTTGGCCTTACTCTCCTTGGCGCGGAAATTGTCAAGAAATATGGCATGTACGCACCGAAGTATTTGTGGGATAGAATCTTAGCTGGTGTTCAAATCACCAAGAAGAAGAAGATGAAACCACGAGAGGAGTACGACCAAGCACTTGCGCTGCTTATATTGAGCACATTCAATGATGACGCGTGTTTCGAGTATTTAAGGGGTTACTTAAGTTACCTTGTCATAGAACTTGAGAAAGAAGCTGGATTACGATGGTACTCAGAAGGTCAGCCCTTGATTATTCATGTAGTGGATGGAGAGATGTTAGAAATACCAGGTGGAATACCCTTTATACCAGACCACAATTGGTGTATTAATTTTTGGCTCGGTTTAGAAAAAGGAAGTTCCAGGGGAACTAGCCAATCCGCTGGACTGGCTGTGAAATCTTTGGATTTCAATATGGCATCCAAGGATTCACAATACTTTTCTTTAAAATATGTACCTTTCCTAACTAAATGCGGGTATGACATCGCCAGTATTGCAGTTTTCCCTCAACTCAAGGAAGCGAGGCTCAGCATCATTTGTGATGTTAAGTATTCTAAAAATGGAGTTTCAGGAAATAGTGTCGCAAGTGGACCAACTATTGAGTCTGCATGTGATGCCTGTTTTCGTGGGATTCCAGGAACTATGCTCCTTGTTGGCGGAGTGCCAAAACTGCAAGTACAAGGTGTCAAACCACTGCAAACTTGCCTTTTCTGTCAGTCAACAAATCCTGACCACGTCGGAAGTAAGTGCCCCCAAAACCCCGCTGTCAACCCAACGTTGGACGAGGAGATGGTGTATGCACTAAGGCAATATGGAAAGGGTGCTGAACCAGTTAATTCATTAGCACCTGTCGTTTTGAAG